CATTGTTAGTATCAGCAAAGTAGCAATCAGGAGTAGATTCAAGACTAACTCCGATCTTACCCTCAGCAGTAGGACTAAGTTCTGTATACTCTGTATGAGGTGCTAGAATTATTTTTTGAATGATGGTGGAAGGAAAACTATATTGAATAGTATTAGGACAATAAACATTGCCCCCACCGACACCAATCCAATCAGCTTGGATAATACGATTGATGCGAGGAAGGTGATCAAAAGCCAACCGAAGAATGTCTGCGACATTTCCTTTATGATTTTGATCAATATCCTGATGACTGTAATTGATTTTGATTTTACGTTTGTTAAAGACACTCTTTGTACCTACGAAGAATTTACCATTAGCAGGGTTAGTGCCAAACACGATAGCAGGAGCACCGTCCCATTTAACAGACAGTCTAGTAACTGTCACAAGTTCCTTGATAGCATCTATTGCAACTCTACGTCCTTGAAGAATCGAATCTTCTGGATGCTCAAGGTGCTTATTAGGCATAGGGATCTCTTCACTACCCCTGTATTATACTCCATTTCAGAGGGTAATGGGGCAGTAGTGTGCCAGTTTGTTTACTGGAGTTTCCAGTACACAGAAGACTTGTCTGATTGTGAGGATGCGTACAAATATATCTCTTTCATTATCTGATCAGCATCTTTGTGTGACGATACCCAATCTAATAATTTTAATCCTGCATATTTACTATACTTCCATGCTTGTTCTGCCTCTGTTTTAATCCATGCTAAATCAGTTGCTTTATTCTTTAAACCCTTTGCTTTATATTTTACCAGTAATTTATAAATCTCGTCATCCAACTTACCATTCTTAGCATTAGTCCAAGTATCTGCTCCACCATACTCAGGTAGTGTACCAAACTTACCATCCTTTAATAGTTCTTGTACCTTCTTACCTTGTATCTTACCCTGTGCAGCAGACTTACCTTTCAATTCTAACTTCCAATCACCCTTAGTAGGACCACCAAAATTTCTTGCTTGAAACTTCTCAAAGGTACTTGTACCATAGTATAGATACACATCCATAGGGTGACTATCTTTCTGTCTACCATTGTCAAATGTTAAATCATACTTTTCAAACTTTGCTTTTTCATTTTTCTTTCTCTCTACAGCAGGTATATCGTTCAACAATTTCATCTTAGGTGAACCTTCAATCTTCTTCAAAGATATACCAACCAACTGTTCATCTATTCTCAATTGTAATAGAGCATTATTTAAACAATCAATAGTAGTTTCTTTATCAAGATGTTTCTTTACTTTAGTCTTATCTTTTACCATCCATATATCAGCAGGATTCCATTTGTCTTCTGATGATAAGTTGGTTTGATTCTTTACTCTATTAAATGCATTCTTAACTGCACCGTCATCAATATCAGAATCACCTCTAACAAATGTCCATCCCTTACCACCTACTTTTTTAAAGATCTCATTAGCACCTGACCAAGATGACTCTTGCCATTCTTTTGATAGTGACATAATTTCATCTAATTTAGCAGTTACATCACAATATTTCATACCACACTTAAAATCATCAATAGTAAAGTTCTTTACATCTCCACAGTAATATCTCATAGCAGCATAGACACACTGTGCAGATTCTACTAGTGCAGTTTGTGCAGCACCACCACCAGATCCTTTACTGTTTTCTGGTTTAACTTCTATCCTAATAACTTTAGCATCTCTTATTGGAATATCTAAAGAAGTACCTGCTTTATTAGTTGTAATTCCTGGATACTTTTTATCCAATGCACCTTTTATATTAGCAACTGCTGTAGTTCTTTTTGTTTGAGGAACAAAAACTTTTAATGCTATCTGAACTTTCTTAGTTGAGTCCTTGTCCTCTACATTTTTAACATCAAATAAGTAATATGAATAGTCATTACCACCCAGTGCATCCATCACATCGTCAAATGCAGATTTATTCACTGAGGGTATTGTTATTGACATGGACTTTCTAAGTATTTAGAGGTCGTCTATCCGTCTGTTCTCTGAAAAGTATGAACTAAAGTGTCCGTCAGGATATCTAGCAGACAGTTTATCAATGTTTTGTCCTATGATTTCGTCAAGAGATACATCTAATGCTATGCATGCTTGAGCAACATACCATAGTACATCACCAAGTTCAACCTTTAAGTGATTGATACTTGCTTCATCATAAGGTTTGCCTTGGAACGAAATCTTCTTAACAATTTCTAAGAACTCACCACCTTCAGCACTAATACCAATAGCAGCAGTTAACAAACGCTCAATCTTACATCCTTGTGCTTGTAATTGTGCAGTACGAGCAATGAATTGAGATGCAACTTTAGACTCATCACTAGTAACAGCGTCTACGAAGTTAGTATATTCTGTCCACTTAGCATTAGTTTTTGTTGTTGTTGTTGTCACCGCAGCAGGAGTGATTGTTACATTTGCTTCTGTTTGTGCAAATGGTTTAGGTGGTGTTGCAGCAACCTGTGGTTGTGTAGGATTTGCTACGCTGCCCACTTGAGGACCAGTAGGATCATTAGGATCATCTTTCCATCCCTGCACCTCTGCATCTTCTGGTTCTGCTTCCCAAAATTCTTTTGATCTTGGTTTTCTTGGAGGGGTTGCTACTGGTCGCTGATTACTAGTAAAATCGTTATCAGAAATAGCACTCGAATTAGTTGGCATGACTATAAGGGTCGTGTATTTTCGGGATTATAATTATGTAGCGTCGTTAGTCTAAAGAAATCCCAAGACGCTTTAACAATTTCAAGATCTCCGTCAGGAAAATCCAGATCCTCTGGTAGTATACCATAGAAAACTGTAAGAGTCAACCTGTCGGATGTGTTGAACCAATTAGGTTCAATGTATGGATTATGTAAATTGTAAACAGAGTATGCAGCAAGACTATTATAAGGCATAGTCACTGCATCTGCATATTTAAAGTCCTCATAATCTCTCATTTGAAACCATGATGAAGTATTAACATTCTCATGTCTTCTTTGGAAATTATTAAAAGCATTTAACTCATCCATATTAAAATCTAACAGACTTTTCTTATTCAGATAAGACCAAAATCCAGTCTTAACAGAACCATGATTTGTTAGATTTATATTTAATGCAACATTTTGAGTCTCTTGTGCAGGTTGAGATGGATGAGCATCAGTATGAGGATAGCAACACAGACCTCCACTTTGATCTAATGTCATCTTCCCACCAGTTGCAGATGCATACACATCAAAAATTTTAGGTCTAGGGACACCAAATATTTTACCAACTCTTTTGGATAATTTGTGAGTAAATTGATAAGAAAGGAGTGGAGATACTTCCCAAGTTAAACCTGGTCTGATTATCTCATCACCAGTCATGTTTCTAGTTTCCCAGAAAGGAAGTGTATTAGTAAATTCAACTACCTTATCAGGATATTTAAAAACATCCTTAGCAATTAACACAGGTATATCTTGGTCTTCTCCTAGGTAATGATATTCAAATTCAAGATTGTTTATTTCACCAACCTCATCCCAGATTTTATCTGCAGACTTAATCATTAGAAATTTAGTTTTGCAAATTTATCAGAGGTACTATCTCCTTGTAATTTTTCCATAACTTCTTGATTTGCATCTACTAACTCTCCATTATTATCTTGCTCACAATCAAACAATCTCATCTTAGCACGATCAATTCCTACAAGGAATCTCTTATTGAGAGTAGGATCATTGTATCTGTTCTTTAATTGCTTAACCATTATCTGATTAACTAGTTCTAATTCCTCAGTAGATATGAGAGCGAACATAAGGTCAGCAGTAGCAGGGAGTCCAAAGGATTCTGAAGTGTCAGTAATGTCAACATCGCTAGAACCAAAACCAGCACGAGTAGTTTGAGTAGCACTAACAATCGGTACATTAGACTCGACAGCAAGACCACGAAGCTCCTCTGCAATTGCTTTAATATATGAATACGAATTAACACCTATTGCTCCTCTGTATCTGGATGATGCACATATGTTCAAATAATCGATGAATATTATATCAGGTCTAAATGATTTCTTCAATGCTAACTCATTAAGCAATGCTTTGAAGTGACCTGAATGTGCAGATGCAGTAGGATACTCTTTAATAATCAACTGTCCTTGTGTTCTTTCTGCCAGATTGGTTACTTTATTTTCAAATAATACACGAGGAAGATCTGTAATATCTTTTATATTAACATCTAATAAGTTAGCATCTATTCTTTCTGCAATCTTTTCTTCTGCCATTTCTAAAGTTATGTACAATACATTCTTGCCTTGTAGTAAACAACTACTAGCAAAATGACACATAAACAAAGACTTACCCACACCAGTACCTGCGAGAGCAACATTAAGAGTTTTGTTAGGAAGACCGCCCTTTGTTATACGATTAAAGAATTCCAAGTCAAAAGGAATCTTTTCGTCTTTCTTATGATACGATTCGTATCTTGCCTCGTAGTCTTCGAGGTAATCATGACCTATATGATTATCGAAAGAAACAGCCAAAGCGTCAGAGAGAATGCTAGGAATAGCATCCCTTCCTTTTTTGTCATCTTTTCCATCGGCAATAGAAATAGATTCCATGAGTGCCAAATATATAGCACGATCACGACACCAGATCTCTGTAGTATCTAACAACCACTGATCATGACTAGAAGGTTCACTTAGAG